ACGCCCTCGCCGCTCAACGCGTAGCTTCTTGCTTCTTGCGCTTCTTGTTTGTCTTGAGGCGCATCATATAGGTCGGTGGAAAAAAGCCATTTGCCGCTTTTTACCAATAGCGGGGCCTCGTCGCCGTGCTTTGGGTCTTCGTAAAATGTTAGGCCGAAAAAATTATATTTTGTCATAGTGTTTGGTCCCTTTTGTGTGCCGCGTTATTGCGGGCTTGTGTCTATTATATATATATATTTTCGTCACTTGGCAATACGGAAAAGGCATTATTTCTATATTTTTTTTGACGTGGTAATGTTGTTTGAGAATCAATGGTTTAGGGATATTAAAACGTGGCAAAAAATGTGGTTAAGAAAAAAGTCGGGCGTCCTGCTGGTACTGGTTACGGTAAGGATATCATCAGTAAACTTCACAAGGGATTTGATGGGGCGCTTGCCGAATTGGATGCGCGGGGCAAGTCATTAGACATGCTTCTTGCTGAGGCACTGGAAAGAGACGTCAACGGGACTATCCGCGCCATGTCCGCCCTATTACCTAAAGCCGATACGCTCGACGTGAAGGTCGAGACGGGTACGACACTCGCATCCGCCCTAGCAAATGTGCAATCAGTCATGGCCAGCAATCGTGCCAAGGTCATCGACGCCGAACCAATCGGGTCTGATGATGATGCGGATTGATTATCGGTGTGTGATATAAGTGCCACAGTGTTGCGCAAATGTAACAGTGTTGCAAAAATACCACAAAATCGAATAGCCCCCCCCTAAAATTTTTCGCGGGGCGCAGTATATATATATAAGCATCCAAATAACGTGACCCCTATCCCACCCCCCCCTTCAATTCTCCGCACTCCACCTATACCCCCACTAAAATTTTTTTTATTTTTAGGCTCGCCCTATTAAATGACTTATTAACTTACTTATTAGTTTACTTATTAAGGGCTAGACAACCTGACTATACCCTATAGTCACCATGACTATACCCTATAGTCACTGTGACTACACCCTATAGACACCCTGACTATAGGGGTGCGTTATTTGCATCATGTTGCTACGAGCAAATAAACGTGTATATTTGACATCAGAGGAGTACACGGCTTCGGTTGAGCGCACTCCTCCTTTGGCGCTCCTGAAACGAGGGGGGACGGTTTTCCTTTCCCTTTGACTGTCCCCTCTCACTTCAAAAGGAAAGAGATATATGACAGAGGAAAATGACGTTGGGGAACTACTGCTTGCAATCGCTTTAGACCCTGTTTTGTTCGTAGAGGGCGTTTTGGACGCCAAGCCAGAGAAATGGCAAAGAGAGGCTTTATATGCTGTGCGTGACAATGACAGGGTGGCTATCCGCTCTGGACACGGTATCGGTAAAACTGCATTTCTATCTTGGCTCATCCTGTGGTGGGTTCTCACTCGGTCGCCTTCTCGGATAGCATGTACCGCTAACACTGCCAGTCAGTTATCAGACATTTTGTGGGCTGAGGTCGCTAAATGGCATCGTCGTATGCCTGACGGTCTGAAGGAGCTTATTGAGGTAACGTCTGCAAAGGTAGAGCTTACTGGTCAAGACAGCTTCGCGGTTGCCCGTACTGCTCGTCGTGAAACACCAGAGGCGTTGCAGGGATTTCACAGCCCAAATATGTTGTTTCTCGTGGATGAGGCATCAGGTGTTGATGACATCATCTTTGAGGTTGGTGAGGGTGCCATGTCTACAGAGGGTGCTAAAACTGTGATGACAGGAAACCCCACCCGCACATCTGGCTATTTTTACGAAGCCTTTAACAAAATGAAAGATAGCTTCTACACAATGAAGGTGGCATCGCAGGATAGCACCCAAGTTGGGCCGAAGTTCATTGAAGACATGAAAATAAAATATGGGGAGGATAGCAATATCTTCCGTGTGCGTGTCCTTGGTGAGTGGCCCGAGGCTGATGACGATGTGGTCATTCCATTACACCTTTTGCAGTCCGCCGCCGAGCGCGAACAAGTGGCCGCAGAAACTACACCCGTTGTCTGGGGGCTTGATGTGGCGCGTTTTGGCACAGATAAATCTGCCCTTTGCAAGAGAAAGGGTAATGTGGTAACTGAGCCTATCAAATCGTGGCGAAACAAAGATTTGATGGAAATGTGTGGGATTATCCTAAATGAATATGAAACAACTACTTGGTCGGATAGGCCAGTCGAAATATTGGTCGATAGTATCGGCCTTGGTGCTGGTGTCGTTGACCGTCTCACCGAGTTGGATTTACCTGTACGCGGTATTAACGTAGCGGAGTCCGCGTCTATGGGGGAGCGTTATGGCCGCTTGCGCGATGAACTGTGGTTCCTCGGCAAAGAATGGTTTGAGATGCGCGACTGCACAATCCCCAATCAGGAAGAGCTTATTGACGACCTATCTAAGCCTAGATTTTCATTCCTATCTAATGGTAAGCTGAAGGTAGAAGGAAAAGACGAGATGAAGCGGCGCGGATTGAACAGTCCTGACCTTGCAGATGCGTTTTGCCTTACCTTTGCTTCTCGTGCTAGTATTGCTACAAGTGGTAGCAGACACAAGTGGAACTCGAAACTAACTTATGGGACACAAAAATGGATAGTCTAACAACACTCGATGGAGAACCAGTCGAAGACGCCGCATTTGAAATGTTGTCGCTCGTACTTTTACAGCTTGTCGGCGTTGGGCATCGATGGGAAGATTTAATCGACACCTGCTTGCTTGCCTCTGCCTTCTGCGCTCAAGAAGCTGATATGCACCCAGACGACTATATGGTGCGTGTGCGCTCCATCAAGGTCACTGAAGACGGAATTTACGGGGACGCATAGTGGCAAAAAAGACAGAAAATGTTGTCGTTAAAAACACGCGCGTAAAACGCCGCCACAAAAAACGCGGCTTGCATATACGCAAGAAACTCGGCCCCAAGCATCACATGAGGATTCGATAATGGCTATTGAATATCGCGGCGAGCGTTTTGCTGGCTACAACAAACCCAAACGTACCCCCAAGCATCCGAAGAAGAGCCACGCGGTTCTCGCAAAAGAAGGTGACAAGATTCGCCTTATTCGCTTCGGTCAGCAGGGCGTAAAGGGCGCTGGGAAAAATCCCAAGACAGCTAAAGACAAAGCACGAAAAAAATCGTATTATGCCAGACACGACGCGCAGGGTAAGCCGACAACCAAACTGTCAGCTAAGTACTGGTCGCATAAAGTTAAGTGGTAGGAGACTGATATGCCGCAAGTTGGAAAGAAACATTATAGCTATACCAAAGAGGGTATGGCAAAAGCAAAAGCCGCCGCAAAAAAGCGTGGCGTAAAAGTTAAATACGGCAAAAAGAAAACAACAAAAAAGAAAGCATAAATATGACCAACTGTCCTCACTGCGGTTATCCAACCCACACGAATGTAACAGGCACCTGCAAAAGCTGTCGCAAACCTTTGGCTGTTAAGGTCGAGGAAAAGGCGAAGCCTAAGAAGGCACCTGTTCTTAAAAAAGAGACAAAGAAAACCAAAGTTAAGAAAGCGCCAGTAAAGCCTACCGTTGTAGAGCTAGGCGATGACGCAACAGACTAAGGCAAAATTATGGCAAAGATGAACGACATCGAGTTTCAGGCTATTCTTCGTAATGAGATTGAACAGTCTATTGGATACTATGACACGGAGTATTCTCAAGACCGTATTGACGCAATGGATTACTACCTCGGGGAGCCTTTTGGCAACGAAGAGGATGGTCGTTCTCAGGTTGTCAGCACAGAGGTAAGCGACACGATTGAGCAGATTATGCCCAATCTTATGCGTATCTTTACTCAGTCAGACGAGTATGTGCGCTTTGCACCCAATGGCCCAGAGGATGTGGCTGGTGCCGAACAAGCCAGTGACTATGCCAACTGGGTAATCAATACGGATAACCGTGGCTTTGAAATCATGCACAACTGGTTCAAGGACTCTCTTATCCTTAAGCTGGGTGTTGTTAAGTTCTACTGGGATGAAAAAACTGACGTTAAGACAGAAGAGTATGAGATGCTCACAACAGAAGAGCTTACCATGCTGGTGTCAGACCCAGAGGTCGAGGTTGCCGAGCAAGAGGAAATAGAAATATCTCCAGAGACGGTTATGCCTGATGGCGCGATTATGCCAGCCGCCATTGCTTATAACGTAAAGCTGAAGCGCACAGAAATGAATGGACGTATTGCACTAGACAATGTGCCACCAGAAGAGTTTTTGATTAGCAACCGCGCAAAGAACCTGCATGACGCAGACTTTGTAGCTCACCGCACAACAATGACTGTTGGCGAGCTTGTCGACATGGGTTACGACCAAGAAGAGGTTGAGCGTTACGCTGGGTTTACAGACCTAGACATGAACGAGGAACGCACAAAACGCTTTGAGGATATTGAGTCTGGCCTAACATACGACAGCCATGACCCAGCCATGCGTAATGTTCTTGTAACTGAGTCATACATTATGTCTGACTATGATGGTGACGGTGTTGCAGAGCTTCGTCGCGTTTTGACTATCGGTAACGGCTATCACGTTCTAGAAAACGAAGAGTTTGACCATATTCCATTTGCCACTCTGTCGCCTATCCTAATGCCGCACCGCGCTATTGGCCGTTCTGTTGCAGACTTGGTGATGGACTTGCAGTTGATTAAATCAACTCTGATGCGTCAGTTGCTAGACAATATCTACAACACAAACAACTCTCGTGTGGTTGCTCTTGAGGGGCAAGTTAATCTTGATGACCTTATGACCAATCGCCCTGCTGGTATTGTTCGCGCTCGT